GTCTATCGCTGGACATATGAAAAAAAGCGCGGCGGCACGGGCGGCGTTGTCCCACATGAGGACGCGCAATCGCTTTTGGCCGCAGCCAAGCGCGGCGAGGTCGATCTGACCCCCGCCGATTTTTTTGAAAAACCGCAAGAGGCGGCGGAATGAATCTGCCTCTCGCATCTATGCCGCCGAAAGGTGGCTTGCCTGCCGCGCTGCCACCAGTTGCGCGGCAAACTTCCCCAGCGGCGCTCTATTCCTCCCAGAGTAACCCCGCCGCTGGGGCTTTTACCGATCCCCGCGCTTGGGCAATGCGCACCTCCTCCCTGTTGTAACTGCGGGCGGCTTCGGCTGCCCGCTTTTTTCCTGAAAGGACACCCTATGGCGAAGAAGCCAAGCCCTGAACGCATTGCGCACAGCGGCCCCGATATCGAACACGACCACATGATCGGAAAATTCGAACAGTGGAACAAAGAGGATGGCGCGCGCGCGTCGTCTGCCGCTGAAACCCGCAGCGATATTGGCCAGTTCATCGAAAATACCGGCATGAACAAAAAGGCCGCGTCTTGGATGCGGATGGTTTTGAAGGCCCATGACAATGATCAGGCAAAGGCGATGGATATCATCACATCGCTGGAAAAGGCGCTGCCGATGATCAAGGCGCATGTCGCGGGCCAAGGCACGGCAGATATGTTCCCCGAAACCGATGAACCTGCGGAACCTGCGGAACCTGCGCCGCTGACGGTTGTGGGCGGTTATGCCTCTGATCCCGATATCGAGGGCGAAGCGGCGGATTTTGAAAGCGCGCTGGCGGATGTCGAGGCCGCCGAATGAAAGTCCTTGCCCTTGATCTGGCCACAAAGACAGGCGTTGCCTTCGGCTCGGTCGGGGGCAAGCCTTCGGCGCAGACTGTCCACCTGGGGGCCAGCGAATATGCGCGCTATGCCAAGGCGCAGTCGATGGTTCACACGCTGATTGACCGCCTGTCGCCTGATCTGGTGGTGATAGAGGCGCCTGTGGGTGGCCCCAAGACATCGCAGTTTCTTGTGGGCCTGATTGCCTGCGTTGCTGGGGCGGCGCATGGGCGGGGCGTGCCCGTTAAAACCTATTTCCCATCGACCGTGCGCAAGCACTTTCTCGGCAAGGCTCTGACTGTCAGGGATTTTCCAAGCAAGTCCATTGCCGCCTCTAAAAACGCCTTGAAACAGGTCGTTATATCCAAGTGCCATATGTTGGGCTGGACGGTGAACGACGACAACCAAGCCGATGCCTGCGCGCTGTGGGATTATGCCTGCGCGCTAGAAAGCCGCGCGCACAAGGTCAATGTCGGCCCTCTATTCGTGGGGGCTAAAAATGCCTGACACGCTGGATGATAAAATCGAAACGCTTTTGCGGGAAGGTCTGGGCGCAGAAGATATTGCCGCGCGCTTGGATAATTCCTTGGATCGGGTTCGACACAGAATTAAAATCATGCGCGGCGATGGAAGATTGGCCGCGATTTATCCGCTTAAAATAGACGAGGCAAAAAAATGAGCCACTACATGACTGCGATTGCCATGCGCCAAACTGGCATATCACCAGAGGCCAAGATCGCCCTTTACTGGTTGGCTGAGGGGTTCGATTCGATCAAGGGCGAGGGTCGTATCAATTTGGTCAAACTGCACGAATTGGCTGGGTGTAGCAATGCAGCCTTGGAACTGGTCAAGCGCCAACTTACCACGCTCGGAATTTTGCAGATCAAGGCATATGAGGCCGATTTTGGGATGGTTTACACACTCGACGGACTGCAATTTAATGGGGGTAAGGCATGAGCAACGAAGTCCACGCGCTTTGCCAGCGCCGCAAGGTAGGCAGCCCAACAATCAAGGCCGTGCTGATGTATATGTCAGACCGCGCCGCCGATGATGGATCGGGGATATGGTGTTCAAAATCCCACATGGCCGCTGACCTCGAAATGAGCAAGCGGACTGTCCAGAATGCCATCGCGGAACTGATCGAGCGCGGCCTTATCAATGAATGCGGACAGCGGAAGTGCGACAGGGGCTTCACAGTCGATTATCGCATCAATTTGGACGCCATTTCGGCCCTTGAAGCGACCCGTGAAAAGCCCGTTTTGAGGGGTGCAGGAGATTCACCCGTGCAGGAGATTCACCCGAAGGGGTGCAGGAGATTCACCTCTACGGGTGCAGGAGATTCACCCAATACATCCTTAGAACCATCCTTAGAACCATCCAATGTGCGCGAGAGCCTTTTTCAAGGCATGGAAGATCAGATCGAGCCACCAAAAGACCGCTTCGAGGATTTCTGGGCTGCTTACCCAAAATGCGACCGCAAGACCGACAAACCAAAGGCGCGCGAGCTGTTCTACAGCATCGTTATGGGCAGAAACAAAAAGATCAGCAAGACGGACGCAGAAACGATCATCAACGGGATCAAGGGTTACGCGGCCACCGATCCTGATCCGAAATACATCCCAATGCCCACAACATGGCTGAATGGCGCGCGCTGGGATGTCACGCCCGTGCCGCCGACGAATGGGCCAGGCGGTGGAAGCCCTATGCGCGGTGGTGATTACGCTGCTGGGGGGGTCTATCGGTGAACGAGGTTTATAGATTGCGGCCAGAAGAACCGCCGCGCGATGATGAAAAGCACTGCAATATCGAGGCAGAGCAAATGCTGCTTGGCGCATTTCTGTGCAATAACGAAACTTTTCTAAAAGTCGATAATTACCTAAAGGAAGAACATTTTTTTGATCCTGTTCACCAGCGGATATTTGCAATTATTGCGGCGCGTATTCGAAAGGGGCACTTGGCAGACCCATATATTCTTAAAGCCGCCTTGCAGGATGATGCAGGATTAAAGGAATTAGGTGGCCCGCCGTATTTGGTTCGGATGATGGGGGCCTCGATATCGGCCTATGCGGTAAAAGATTATGCCGATACGATTATTGAATTGGCGGCGGCGCGGAAAGTAAGACAAATCGCAGAGCAAGCGATCCTTGAAATCGACGACAATCAGTCGGCGCACGAAGTCCAGGCCCGTCTCGCATTGGCCGTGGTGTCGCTGCCAGAGGGGGAAGGCGAATCCAGCGCAGTAAGCATGGCTAATGCCGTGATGAAATCGGCAGATGGCTTGATGCAGGCCAGATCGGGCGAAAAGGTTTTTCTGACCACAGGCATTCCAGCCATTGATCGGATCATCAAGGGCCTTGGGGTCGGTGATTACTGCCTGATCGGTGGCGCAACGTCGATGGGCAAGACCTCCCTTGCTTTGGAAATTGCAAAGAACGTGGCCGAGGCTGGGAAAAAGGTGGCTTTTTGGTCTTTGGAAATGGAGCCAGACCAGTTGTCTGCAAGGATTACATCGGCTTATTCCAGTATACCGTATGAGACCATGCGTGACGCTGCCAATGCCGAAGATGATGATGTCCGCAAATGGCTTATTGCGGCAAAAAAAACTGGACAACTTCCCATAACGATCATTCCGAAATGGATCAGGGACGTAGGAGCGGGCATGTCTGCCGCGCAGCGGGTTAAGCGGACTTTTGGCGGGCATTTGGATTTGCTGATCGTGGACTATGCCCAGCTTGTAAAGTTTGCAGGCAAGGGGCGCTATGAGCAAATGACCGAAGTGTCGATTTCTCTAAAGGCAATGGCAGGGCTATTGGGCTGCCCTGTCATTGCCCTTGTCCAACTGAACCGCCCGGATCAAAACCGCGCAGATAAACGCCCGCAACTCTACGACATCAAGGAATCGGGGCAGTTTGAAAACGATGCCGACCAAGTTTTGCTTTGTTATCGAGAATTTTACTGGATCGAAGCGGAAGGGCCAAAGCGAAACCGCGATGGGCAAGTGACTGTCGATGCGCGCGCCGACTTTGAAGCGGAAATGAAGCGCACCTGGCCCCTTATGGAGGTTTTCGTTCGCAAGAATCGCCACGGTAAAAAGGGGATGGCGCAGATTGGTTGCGATATGTCCACCAATCGTTTCTGGCGGCTTGGTCACGAAGGGGGCGACAATGGCTTCGAAAATTGACCTTGACCGATTCCGCGCGCTTGCCAAGGCTGGCGCTGGACCAAAGGCGCTGATGGCGGAGTTTGGTTGCACACACGTGGCAGTTATCAAATTCGCGCGGGTAAATCAGATTGTATATCAGGGAGAAATAGAAATCGGCATTGTCGCGCAAATGAAGGCTTGCGCTGCGGCGGGATTAACTCAAGCCGAAACAGCGCGAGAGTTGGGCAGGGCCAGAAGCGGCATTTGCCGCATGGCTCTGCAGCACGGGATCGAGTTTCACGGGGTAAAGCCAGCGCCAAAGCCAGCGCCAAAGCCTGATTTGCCCGCGCGCACGGCTGATCTTATTTCAACAGGTGGTCGATATGCCTGCCTTGCGATGTTTGCGGCCAAGTATGGGCTAACAGAAGCGATGGCGCGGCAGGAATGGCACCGCCTTGGTTCTGGCGTTCAAAAGCAATGCGATGCGAATGACTGTCTTTGCAAAAGGGTGGCCAATGTCTGATCTGCTAAAGCGCGCACAAGCTGCTGGCTGGTTGGTTCTGCGCAACGATGCGCAGGGGGCCATAGGGGCCTGCCCACGCGAGGGCTGCGGTGTCACGGTGCGCCTCATGCCAGATAGGCCCGTGCCAAGCGCCTGTGCGCCGCAAACTGGCCTGAACGATGTGTTGGTGGGTAGCAATGAGGATGCGCGAGTTGCGTTGCGCGCGCGCCGCCAACAGTTGGGCCTATCGCTGCATGACGTGGACGAAATCACGGGCCTGACAGTTGACCATGTGGCCAAAGCGGAAAAGCCAAACCCATCTAAAGCGATGGGAATGGACTTGCTGCCGATCTGGGCCGCCGCGCTGGGCTATGAGGTGGTTTTGCGGCCTAGGGCTCTGCCGCCTCTGGCGCTGCGGATTCTGGCGGCAAAATCTCGACCTTAACCAATCGCCCGACTGCGCGGGACATGGTGCCAGCGGCGCGCGATGTGGCCGCTGCGGTGTTGGCCAAGGCTGCCACCACTTCCGCCAGTTGCGCTGGCAAATCCTTCAAATCCCGTATTTCGTCGCGGCCTTGGTCAAGCCATGCGTCCAGCGTCAACAGGATCGCAAAAGGCGGGTCGTTTTCGGCATAGCGGTAGGCGGTGGCCTTGCCGATGCCAAAATCAGCGGCCAGCTTTGCGGCATAGGTATCGACGGCATAGTAACGCTTGGCCAGTTGGTCAAATAGCTGGGCGCGCTCTTCTGTGGTCATGGCGCGGATCATTTCAGGGGTTAGCATTGGGTCGCCTTTCATGTTATCGGGGAATCGCTCTTGGTTTGCCTTTCAGTGGCCAAGGGCAGGCGCGGCGTGTTGCTGCACTGCCGCGCCACCTGTCACTGGTTCAGCCTTTCGCATAGCGCGTCGATTTCGGCTATCGATAGATGCGGAAAAGCCCCGCCATTTGTGGCGATATCATTGATTGCGGCGGGGTCAATTTCGCGCGCGCATCGCTCGCCCATTGTTCGGCCTGTGCGCGGGTGTCGAATGAAGGGGCTTTGAAGGCCAGCGCCCGGGCTGATTGTGGGGCGCCAGTGTATGCGTCAACCTGCCAGCGCCCGTTATTCATTTGGAAAGCGTAAAACATAGCCTAGCCCCCGATCTTGATGATTTTGGTTGATACCTTGGCCAGCGCGAAAGTGTCGGCGGGCAGTTGCTCTAGCATTTCGGCGCGGTCGTGGTGAAAGGTCGCGGGCACAAGCGCGACCAGAACGGGCGCGGCCTCATGCGCTGGCTGATGTTGCAGGGATAGGGCGGCGGCGATGTGCTGCCGAACCTTGGAAAATGGCGGATTCATAATGACGCGCGGGAAATATTTCTTGCCTGCTGCTGCTGCCGCATATTCCAGAAAGCAGGTGTTGACCACTGGCCCAAGGCTGCGCGCCAAGTTGTCTGCTAGGCGGTTGTGCCGTTCGATCATGTAAACCTGCTGCGGGTCAACACCTGCGGCCAGCAAGGCGCGCACAAGCTGGCCCGTGCCTGCGCTGGGTTCTAGGACGTTTTCCCGACCGCAATCGCCCAGATATTGCACCATCCGCGCCGCTACATCGTCGGGCGTGGTGTGGCATTCTGTGGCGCTATCCACGGCCAAGGGTTCGGCCAAGGCAAGGGCGGTAAGCGGCGCAAAATCGCGCCGCCCCTTTCTTTCAATCCGCATTGGCTTGTTGGGCCGTGTGTAAATGCTGGGGCGGTTCATTCTGCTGCCTCGGCCAAATTGTATTCCGTCACGGAATTAGGGACAGGGTGCGCTTTTTGGTCGGTGATAAAGACCACGCAGCGCGGGGCCATATAGCGGGCAACGCCCGTCGAGTAATCCACACCGACACGAACCCTAAACCCGCCACAGGTTGATAAGCGAGTCCCGCGCGCCTCGCCTTGTTCCGCATATTTGGCGGCGCTCATTTCGATTTGCTGCAAAATATCCTCTTGGCGGCGATGCGGGTTTATCGTCGAAATTGCCGATTGAGGCGCGCGAAAGTTCAAAATCGGCGGTTTCGCGTCTTTCTTGGCTGGCACCTCATAGCCGCAAGCCTGCATCAGGTCGCGCCATTCGTCGCCCGTCATTTCGGCATAGTTGCCCAAGGCGATATGCGCAGGCAGCGGGCTTTCACATTCCACCGAATAGAGGCCATCCCCAAGGGATGCGCCTTTGGGCTTGTCTGCGCCATGGGCGCGCACAAACATTTGCAGCACTGTTGCGGTGATCTCGCCCGAATAGCGCGACACTGTCCCCAGCAATTCCCGCTCATAGGCTAGGCGGTTCAAAGTGTGCGCAATCCAGCGGGCAAGGCGTGGGCTTTCTATCCCTGCTTTGCTGCTGGCAATCCGCGCCGCGCGCAGGTCGTCGGGCGATATTTTCCCCGCGCGCAGATCCGACCAATCGTTAAAGCCGCAATAACCCTGCGTCCCTGCTAGGGCCTCAATCATTGCGGGCGATGTTGCCGCCGTCCACGCCTCAAGGGCGCGGTGTGCTTGGTTCAAGTTGCGCTGTAGGTCGCGCAATTCCGTCAATAGGGTTTCAATGCGCCGCGCGCGGGTGCGTGGGTCGTTCTTGTGGTTGGCGTGGGCTTCCACCCCGTCCGCCCTGTATAGCCAATAGTTTGCCGCCCCGTGCGCCTGCGTTGCCTTTTTGCTGGCTGCCTGCATCCGTTCACGGTCTTTTTCGGCGCGGCGCTGCGAGTGGTGGCCAATAAGGATTGGCTGGCCCATTGCGAAACGCTCCGAAATATCCTGCGCCGCATTGTGAAAGGCTGACGCCTGCCGCGCCCGCTTATGGGCTAACCCCTCTAGGCGGTCGGCCTTGGCCTGTGCCCGCTCTGCCAATGTCATTTCCTCGGGTTCAATCTCGCCCGCAAGTTCAATCGCCAAATCTTCCCGCGATACCGACCAAGCAGGCGCAACAAAAAGTCCCTGCTTAGGGGCCCAGATAAAGCCCGCCGCCTTAACGCGCGCGTATGTGTCGGCATCAAGGCGCGCGCTGGCATATAGGCGCAGCTTGTTATCTTCGGGGGAATAGGTGGCCGTTATCTGCATGGTCTATCCTTTCAGGTTCTCGCCGTTGCTGTGGCGCATGGTTGGCCCATGGTGACGCGCCCCGCAAGGGCGCGCTGCAATGGGTCAAGCTTCGCGCGGCTTTTCATCCGACAAAATAAATTCAACGCCGGGTTCATCGCGCTGGAAAATATCAAGCCATTGGCTTGCTGTATTGGGCAAACAATCCCTTTCTTGCCGCCAATGCCAACCGCGCGCGGGCGAGAATCTTTTAGACCATAGGTAGGTAATGGCGTGATCATTTACCGGGGCAGATAGCAGCATCATTCTTTCCTTTCCTATGCGCCACAAGGGGCGCGGGGTTTCATTGGCCTATAGTGCTGCGCCCTATCGCAAGGGCGCAGGGGATAGGTCAAACGTGGGCGCGGTCTGTCAGGCTGTTAAACCGCGCCACAATCGCGGCGGGGCTGCCCAATGTTTGCGCCTTTTCGGATAGGTTTTTCATCACTGCACCCCCCGCATTAAGTTTGCCGCTACCCATGCGCGCACCTCGGCCTGCACCTCGGTGTTGCGCTCAAGGTGGACGCATCCGCCTCGCCCCGATCCGTCTTGATTAAACAGCGCCTCAAGGCCAGACGCGCGGCACCGAGCCCTCACATAGCCATTGGGCAAAAGAGATATCGCAAGAGTCATGGTGATAGTCCTTTCAGTGTCTAGCCCCTGTGGGGGCGGTGGGTGGCGTTGCTGCGCCATAGACCCTATTTAATCCCATATTGAGAAAGCTTCAAGTGCTTAATTGCACCAAAATGGGAAATAATGCAAAGGCCAGCCAAACCCGCGCCCAGGTGCATTGATCAAGGGTCAAACCGCCCCCGATATTGACCGCATGAAACAAAGCCTTTTCCACATGCCTGCGCCCAAAACACCCGCGCCACCCGCGAAATTCCGCCCGCTTTCCGCCAAAATGGCCGCCGCTATACGCATGACAGTAGAGGAAGGAATAAGCGGGGAAGAAGCAGCCCGCAGGGCGGGGCTTTCGCAAGCTGGATACTGGAAGGGAAACAAAACGCCCCCAGCCCTCGAATATCGAAAGCAACTCATCGACGCCATACTCCAAGGCGAAACCGAATTAAAAGCCCGAGCAAAAGCACTCGCACTGCGCCACGCAATGGATATGCTGACAGGAAACGCAACCGAAGCGACAAGGCTAAAACTGGTGGAGTTACTCACGCGTGAGGCATCGACACCAGCCGCCGCCGTGCAGGTAAATGTCAATAATTCAACGGGTTATGAGTTTGCGCGGCCCAATCAGCAGATCGTCGAGATAACCGCCGAAAGTGGGCAAAACAGCCGCGCACCTGATACGCAATCAGGTGGCGATGATTGATAAGTCATTGATTTGCAACAGATACTTGCGCGGAGTTGGAAAATCGAATGTTCCAACCGCTGAAAAGGGGGCATTCTACCCCGCTTGGCCAAGGTATCGGGGCAGATCGGGGCGGGCGCAGGGGGTATCCCGACCGATAGGGGGGGCATCGGCAGGCGGGGGGCGGGGGGTAAAATCGCGCGCGCCCTGGGTATACTCCACTCCCTCCCTTGTCTCTTCTGAATTTTCAAAATTTTCAAAAAATGTGTATTTTGGGATTTGTGTATTTTCAAATTGGGGCTGTGGGTGTGGCTGGATCGCGGGCTGAGACTTTGGTGAGGGGTGAAATTGGGGTGTTTTCGTTTCATATTGGGAAAATGGGCGTCGAAAATGGCTGATATTGTGAGTTTGCGGAAGGATCGGGTTTTTGTTTGCGCGGCTTTCGGGTGTGCGACGTGGCAAGTTTGGGAGTTTGGGTTGGACACATGCGAGAATTGCGGCAAGACGGATGGGTTTGTTCGAGAGCGGCGGAACGGTCCCGCTGTTGAAGATGGCGGGATTTCTCATTTTGATGTAATTTATGACAATGACGGGTCGATTGAATTTGGGGCCGCGCTGCGCCGGAAGCTGTTGATGGGTGCGGCGGTGGCGGTGGGAATTTTTCTTGATCGGGGGCCAACTGTTTCTGGCGGAATTAAGGCTGCGAACAAGGACGCGATAGCTGACGACCTTGAGCGTCTTGCCAAAGAAATTCGAGAGGGGTTTCACGGATGCTGAATATCACGCCGCGCGGGAACAAGGTCTATGTGCCGGACGGGAAGGTTTTGACGGAATATTTCTGGGATCGATCGAAGATGTCGATCATCCAAGGACCGATTGGAAGCGGAACATCCACGGCATCTTGCATGAAAATCTATGCGATATCGTGCGAGCAACAGCCAGATTATGACGGGGTGCGGCGGACGCGGTGGGTTATCAGCCGCGAGACTTATAAGGAACTTGAGGAAACGACGATCAAGACTTGGCTGATGTGGTTCCCAGAAAACGAATGGGGGCCGCTGATCAGGGCGCAGCCGCCGTTTCACCATATCAAGCGCAAGCATCCATCGGGTGATGGAACGATTGTCGATATGGAGGTGATCTTTCTTGCCTTGCCAGACGACGACACCGCCGAAAAGGTTTTGGCGTCGATGGAAATCACGGGATTTTTCAAAAACGAAATGCAGGGCACGTCAAAATTCATCACGACCGAATTGCTGTCACGGTGTTCCAGATACCCATCCAAGATGAACGGCCCAGGTGCAACGTGGTTTGGTGGGCTGGGCGATTTGAACGCCCCTGTCGAAGGGCACTGGATACCATACATGCGCGGCGATATCCCCGTGCCGCCAGATTGGACCGACGATCAAAAGGCGGAATATCAAAAGCCCGATAACTGGCGGTTCTACGTCCAGCCCGCGGGCCTTATCGAAGTGATGATCGACGGGAAAATCCAATATCAGCCCAATCCAGCCGCCGAAAATCAAAAGCACCTGACCGAACCCTACATCGACAAGATCAAAGGCTGGGACAAAGCCAAGATCGACCGACGCGTGATGAACAAGGTCGGCCTGCACATCGAAGGCAAGGCGGTTTATCCGACATTTTCCGAAGCGGATCACGTTTCCAAAGCGCCTCTGGCGCCGATTCAGGGCTATGATATCGTGGTCGGGTTGGACTTCGGCCGCGAACCCGCCGCCGCCTTTATGCAGGACGTGAACGGAAGCTGGCGCGTGCTGTCGGAACTGATCGGATCGGGCCAAAGCGCCGCGATCTTTGCGCCGCGCGTAAAGCGCCACCTTGCCGAACTGTATCCAGGCTTTTCAGCAATTTTCCCCGGCGACCCAAGGGGCGCAGATGGCGGCCAAAACACCGAAGTCACGGCCTATGACGTGTTTCACGCCCTAGGGATGCGGGTTTTCCCTGCCACCACCGATAACAACGTCCAACTGCGAAGATCGACCGTGGAAACCGTCTTGGCGCGGCGCAATGGGCTTTTGATCGACCCTTCATGCCTTATGGCCAAGACAGGATTCGCGGGCGGATACCATTACCGCAAGCTGAAAGTCTCTGGAATTTCTGGCTTGTTCAGCGATCAGCCGTCCAAAAACCAATACAGCCACATCATCGAGGCCATAGAAAACGCTTTGATCGGCGGCGGCGAGGGTGACGCGATGATCGTTTCCAAATCCCGCCCAAAACCGCCCCCGCCCACACCATTGCGCCACAAAGTCAAACTGCGGAGACTTGGATGATCTGGTTTGTCGGGTTTTACCGCCCATATCTGCGCGATTTGAACGGGAAATTGACCGTCCGAGGTATCTTTGGGCATTGCGAGATTTGGGGCAATAACGGCGATACATGGGTGTTTATCGACCCGCAGGCGCAAAGAACCAAGGTCGAAGTGCTGCACCGATATGACGATGTTCGGTATGCGCTGCTTGCCCGCGAAACGCTTTGCCACACCATTCTGCGCGCGCCAGAACAGCGCGATTTCACCCTGCCCATACACGGCCTTATGTCCTGCGCCGCAATCTGCGGATCAATCCTTGGCGTCCGTGCATTGCTGCCCAGCACCCTTCACAGGAAATTGCGGGCCAAAGGCGCAAAGGTGATACATGGGACAACAGCAAACCGATCCGGCAGTTGAGGCCGAACAAAAGCGGCTGGCAGCCGAGCGCGCCAAAGAGCGCGACCTTTCAATTCTAGCCCAAGACAACACCATGAAAAAACAGGCCAAGCGCCTGACCCAAGACATGCAATCGGTTTACGGGCCGTCCATGTTCGGGAGAATGTGATGAAGCCATCCAAGGCGTTTTCAAGCCGTCTGGCCGCCGCGCGCCAATTCCGCCGCGAAATGGAGCCTGTCCTAAAAGAGGTTGCCGCGTTCTGCGAGCCGGGCTTGGAATTGAATTTCACGCCCACAAGCCGCCCCCCCAAAGACGTGGAAACAGAGGTTTTCACGGGGCTGGCCGAGGATTTGGCATCCGATCTGGCCGCCGACATTATCAGCTATTACACGCCCAGCGAGGTGACGTGGGCCGAATATCAGGTCACAGTGCCCGTGCCAGAAAATAAGGTGGCAGACGTTGAGGCGCTTGTTGGCGCGCGCGAAAAAGACTTGGCGGATATTTTCCTTGCGTCCAACTATTACGACATAGCCCCCCAATGGGGTTTTGCCGCAGCATCGCACGGAACACCCGCGCTTTGGGTGGACAGCGCGCATATCGCCCAGCCAGTTTTCTTTGAGGTTTTGCCCTGCAATGAAGTGCTGATTGTGCCTGGACATTTGGGGCATCTTGACCGATTCCGCGAAACCGTTGTGCCCTCAAACACCATCCCAACGCTGCTGGCGACGTGGAACCCTGATCTGTCCGATGTGTCGTTGAAGAACAAAATCGACAAGGAAAACACGTTCTGCACCGTGATCTGGGGATTTTGGCTGGATTGGGCAGACCAAGGCAATCCGCAATGGCTTTGCGAAATTACCGTGGACGGAAAGCGCGTCACCCCCGAAGGTGTGAAAATCGGCCCCATGGCGGGATCGTGCCCCATGCTTGTTGGGCGGTTCAATCCAAAGCCCCGCCGTCCATGGGGTCGCGGCCCTGCCATCAAAGCCCTGCCCGATCTGCGCGTGCTGGATAAGGTCAATGACGTGGTTCTATCGGGCCTCGATCAATCCATTTCCACCACCCTGATCTATGCCGATGACGGGATGCTTGATCTATCGCAAGGTATCGTGGCTGGCACCGCAAACGCAGCGCATCGCGGGTTCACGCGGGAGCAAATTTACGATCTATCGCGCAGCGTGAATGTCGATCAGGGCTGGTATAGCGCCGACCGCCTTGAGGCGTCGATCCGCACCACCTTCTATCAAGACGGCCCCCGCCAGCGCGGCGAGACGCCGCCCACGGCGGCCCAATGGATGGACGAGCGCCGCCGCGTTCAACAGCGCCTTGGCAAACCATCTGCGCCCCTGTGGACGGAACTGATCTATCCCATGATTCAGCGCGTGGAATATCTGGCAATCAAGGCAGGCAAGCTGCAAGAGGCAATCGCCTTGAATGGTGAAGCCATCACGATCACGCCAATTTCGCCGCTGCAAAAAGCCCAAAACCAAGACAAGGTGATGATCGCGCGGTCGAATTTGGACATGGCCGTGGGCATCTTGGGCGAAGGGGCGGGCCAAGTCATCGACATGGCCGCCACCATGAAAAACATGATCGGCGCTTCTGGCGACGAAATCACCGTCATTGCAAAGGAACAAAATGCCCCTGCCCCTGCGCCTGTCTAAGCCCGGCCCAATCCTTGAATATATCGAATGGCTTTCGGGCGCAGACGAACCCACGGCGATTGAAACTGCGCGCGCCATCAAGGCGATGCTGAAAACGCCAGAGGGCGCTATCCTGTTGGATTTGCTGCAAAAAAGCCTTGAAATGCGCGTGCTTCCGATGGGTTCTGTTCACAGTGCATTGGCAGAGCGCAACGCGCAATGCTTCATCCTGTCAGATTTAAGGAGGCTTCTGACGGATGAAACGGACCAAATCTTGGCAAAAAGAACCGCTTTGGCAAGCGCCGGGCGAACCATCGGGCGGCACGGCTGAACCTGCCCCTGCTGCTGATCCGGCCCCTGCGGCGGAATCTGCCGCGCCCGATACATCTTTCCTACCAGAGGGCGTGCTGAAGGATGGCGCGGTCGATTTCACCGCCCTGAAAACGCACATGGACGGGCTGGCC